TAGTTGGACGGATTCAGAAGTATCAAACGTAGAGTTTGGTGCAGGGTATACAGTTAAAGTGAATGATACTATAAGTATTGTACCTTATGGTGAGATTAATACTAACCGAGATTTAGATGTTAGTAGTAAGATCATCGGCATTAAGACTAAATTTAACTTCAACTAAAAACTGAGACTAAAGGTTATGGGGGTTCCTTTCAAAAACCCCCATTTATTTAATGGAGTATAACTGGTGCTAAATACATCAAAGACCTTCTCAATGAATATTGAGAACATTGCCCTAGAAAAGAACATCACTCATATGGAGGCAGTCCTTGATTACTGTCAACGTAATGACCTTGAACCTGACACTGTAGGCAACCTTATTTCCAAAAGTCTCAAAGAGAAGATTGAGGCAAACGCTCGTGACTTGAACTTCTTACCAAGACAAGCACAGCTCCCCATTTAATCTATGGAACCGATTGACGTATATCTTATGTATTGTGCGATGAAGGCTCACTTTGGTAAGGGTAAATATGACTTTGTGGAATACAGAGGTAAGACCCGCATCAAACGTGAAACCTTCTATAAGCGTAAGGACAGATCGTTCTTCGTGCGTCTTTCACGCAAGTATAATTCAGAGTTAGAAGTTAAGAACTACTTAGTGGCTAACTTCATCAAGGATAAGAAGGGTTACATTGCTAACTTCAATGATGAGAACTATGAGTCGTGGAAGTTAAAACGTCAGGGGTTTTTTAAATTGTTTGTGGTGGAGATGTTGCCTCTGGTTAAATCGTTTGAGAACTTATTTAAGGTAGAGAAAAATCAACACCCTAAATTAATGAAGGAGTTTCTTGGTAGTCGTGTCTCTCTGGAGACTATGATTATATTGCAAGAGTTGGTTAGTTATGAGAAAACATGGGATAAACAATTAGAGGATGATATTATATGGCCTGAGTTAAAAAAACTTATGAATGACTACAAAAGGTTCTTGATAATTGACCAAGAACAGTATAAAATAAGACTATTGAAACTAATAGAGGAGTCCAGTTAGATGGATCAAGTACGGGTAGAAGGGTTCTTTGAGGCACGGTGCCAGGAACTTGAAAATGAAGTTAAGGCATTGGTATGGAACAATGCAGAATTAGATGTTAAGAACAAGGAATTGTTTGAGCGAGTTGAGAAACTTTCAAATCGACAACCAACTTGGCCTAAGGGTTATAAGGTTCGACAGTCTAACGCCAACAGGTAAATGGTAGAGTAATTAATCCGGCGTAGCTCAACGGTAGAGCAATTGCTTTGTAAGCAATAGGTTATGGGTTCAATTCCTATCGCCGGAACCATTTCTAAGGATGTAATATGAAAGTAAGATTGATTTCACATACACAACCTGATAACATTATCGGTGTTGATGATGCACAGGAGCTTATCGCATACTGTGCTAGAGTATCTAATCCAAGCAATCAGAACAATAAGGATACAAGTGATAAGTTAATCAAGTATCTCATTAAACACAAGCACTGGTCACCACTAGAGATGGTCAATGCTTGTCTTGAGATTGAGACAACGAGAGATATTGCACGGCAGATACTACGTCACCGCTCGTTCTCGTTCCAAGAGTTCAGTCAACGGTATGCTGACCCAACAATAGACCTAACTTATGAGACAAAGGATGCAAGGTTTCAAGATACAAAGAACCGACAGAACAGCATTGACTTTGACCCTAATAATGAGAAACAACGCCGTCTAAATGAAGACTTCCGTATCAAGCAAATGATTATATGGAGAAATGCAGTTAAGACGTATAAGTGGGCTATTAATAAAGGGATTGCAAAGGAACAAGCACGGGCAGTACTACCAGAGGGTATAACTGTATCCCGCATGTACATGAACGGTACACTGCGCTCATGGGTACACTACATTGACCTACGCAGCGACAACGGCACACAGAAGGAACACAGAGAGATTGCTGTGGCCTGTGCCCGTGAGATTGCAACAATATTCCCATTGATGAGTGAACTATGAAAACAGTAGTTCTTGGTAATGGTGAGTCACGCAAGTGGTTCAGTGATAAACAGTATGAAGTGAATGCTGTCATATGGGGATGCAATGCAATCTATCGTGATGTGATGGTGGATAATCTAGTAGCAGTTGACTATGGTATGCAGCAAGAGATATATGACTCAGAATACTACAAGGACATAGAGTGCCACTTCGCAAACTGGTCAGTTCTTCCATCTGAGGTAGCAGATGTATTCTTCATGGGGTATGACATTCCAGCGGAGTTTATACACAGGAGCAAGCATCAATACGACCATTGTGTGATATCAGGTAAAGACCCTATTACACTACATGAGAGGATTGAGGCTGCAATTAAAATGCATCCAGAATTAGACATGAAAGACCTTCAGCTGAAGATGGAGAAGGATGTTGGTGTCTGGATTACATATGTCAATGAAAATGACAATATAAATACCATTGACTTTCCTATTGGATGGTCAGCGGGTAATACCGCATTGCACTTGGCATGTCAGCAAGGTGCAACAGAAATTTATATACTGGGGTTTGACCTATCATCATACGATGAGCCGTTGAACAACTTATATAAAGGGACAGATAATTATCTGCCCAGTGATGCAAGAGGTTTTAATCCAGTTAATTGGATTAACCAAATGCAAACTGTTTTTAGAGAGTTCAAGGATATTACGTTTTCTTGGGTAGATGCCAAAGAGGAATTTATTCAAGAAAATAATCTAGGATACTTGACAAAAGCAGAGTTTTGTGATAAATTACATATACGATAACAAATAGCATATATTCACATAAGGAGATACATATGTCGTTAAGTACACTAAGAAAGTCCAGTTCATTGGATAAACTGCTCGGTGCAATCCAAGCAGAAAACGCCCCCCAAGATAAGAAGTCTTATGCAGATGACCGTCTATGGAAGCCTGTAGTAGATAAGACGGGTAACGGTTATGCCGTTCTTCGTTTCCTTCCAGCAGTAGAAGGTGAAGACCTTCCTTGGGCAAAGGTCTGGAACCATGCGTTTCAAGGCCCTACTGGACAGTGGTATATTGAGAACTCTCTCACCACCGTTGGTCAGAATGACCCCGTATCAGAGATGAACTCTGCATACTGGAACTCAGGCGTAGAGTCTGACAAGGAGATTGCTCGTCGTCAGAAGCGTAAGTTGCAGTATTTTGCAAACATCCTTGTTGTTGAAGACCCCACTAATCCACAGAACGAGGGCAAAGTTATGCTCTATCGCTTTGGTAAGAAAATCTTTGATAAGTGTATGGAATCAATGCAACCAGCATTTAAGGATGAAACTGCTGTCAATCCTTTTGACTTCTGGGCAGGTGCGAACTTCAAGTTGAAGATTCGTAAGGTAGACGGTTATTGGAACTATGACAAGTCAGAGTTTGAAGCACCATCTGTTTTGTTTGATGATGATGACAAGCTAGAAGAGGTTTGGAAGAAGGAGTATCCTCTCTCAGAGTTTACTGGAGCTTCTAACTTCAAGTCATATGATGAACTGAAGACACGATTGAACGCAGTTCTTGCAGGGACTACATCAGTAGGAACTGCTGCAGCAGTGATGGAAGATGCGCCGTGGGTAGAACCCAAGGTGGATACAAAACCTTCTCCCGCACCCACTGTTGATAATGATGAAGGAGACACTATATCATACTTTGAAAAGTTAGCTAACGACTAAGAGATTGGGGGGGATTTATTCCCCCCTTTTTTTATCGCTGCATGTAAGGATGACCAGTGTTCAAGTTTCCATATATTGTATAGGCTAGTGGATACTGACTACCGCCTTGATTAATGGAATTATCAGCTGCGATGGAATTGAGGTTTTGACTTATATTAGTAATTGACATTCCTTTCTTCGCATCTATGAGAAGGTTGTGGGCGTCTACTAGCATCTTGGCTGTAACTGCTCTAGAGTCAGTTGCCGCCCGTATATTCGCCGACTCCACGGCGCTAGTTTTTGGAATATTTGCCCTTACGCCGCTTTCGATTCCTACGGCCGCGCCCAAAAGCATTTGCTTTTCATTCAAATTAGCCAGGTTAAATTTGTTTCTGTTCTCTTTTCTTAGAATTGCCACTCCCTGAGTATGCTTCATCGCCCGGTGCGCAGATTTAACCTGAGCTCTCTGATCTTCAGTAAGCGCGCCGTCCATTCCTGCTTTGATGTTTTCTGCTTCCATGTCGTCCATCATTTTTAATAGATGCTGTTCTGGATTGTTCCTATTTACATATTCATTATATGTAATATCATTCCCGTCCCCGCCGGGCGCACGCCAGCGGTCTTTATCGATTGTCGCATCATTCCTAAAACCCAGCATCCACTCTGCTACAGGCTCCATTGCCGGTCCGCCGTATTCTTCCCCAAGATAATAACCCCCTATGCTCATCACAGCTGATAATAATCCCCCACCGGCCACTGCGCCAACGGCCGCGCCAGTCGCGCCAGCTAGTATCCTAGATAACGGTTTTACTAAATCTTTAGCAGGAAGACTCCAGTCGAGCTCCTTCGCCATCAGGTAGGCGAACACCGGCGCCGGTAGAATCTTTCCAAACCTTTTCATCCATTTAGATTTAGACTTAGACTTCTCCGCGCCCTTCTGATCACTTGTCCCGCCCGGCGGCCCGCTGCGAGAGCTCTTGGCAAACGCCTGTTTAGCTACTGCTGTCCCGGCTCCCAACGCCATGGCACTGCCGATAATTATATCGCCAGACGGTGTCAACGTCTGGTCACCGTCTGGCGTGCTGTCCAATGGTATCTTCTCTAAGCCTAAATATGCAGCTGCAGCCGCGATGGCTGCAATTATTACCCCAATCTTTCCTTTTTTTCCAAACAATAAGCGAAATACGCCGCCAACCGCAAACATTGCTGATAATGCCAAAAGGGTAGTCTCCATACCTCCAAACCCTTCGCCTATGTTGGTAAGGTAATCATAAATCTTCTCTAGTTTAGGAATTCCTACTTCACTAAACCACTTCACAGTCTTGCCCCAATATGGACTGTTCATAAACAAACTAAGTCCAATTAAGAATGCTCCAAGACCCAACACGCTTGCAATACCGAATAGTCCCATCAGCGCCGTCTTTCCTACATTCTTGGCACTATTTAATACACTTCCAGCCATTTTTTGCATAAGGCCACCAGTTTTCCGATTTTCCTTTGCTGCCTTCTTAGCCTCATCATCTATTTCACTCTGAGCAGCACGACTCAGGTTAGGGTTTCTTTTTCTTAGTTTGAATTCCTCTTTTTGTATTTCATAAGATTCTTTAACGTATTTTGAGTTATCTTTTGCTAACCCACCCTGCTCTTCTATTTTTTGTTTCAGTTCTTCATTTGCTCTTTTTCTTTCATCAATTTCTTCTTTTTGAAGTTTGCGAACTGAATCTTGATCTGATGAAAATGCTCTAAACGCAGAAGTAGTTATATTTTCAGTGACACTACGAGTATTTTTGGTAGATTCGGCTAAATTTGTACTTAAATCATTGATCGCTGTAGTATTTTCTGTTACTGATTTACTAATTTCAGTACTAGTGTCGGCAAGAGCGGTATCATTAGCTTCATCTAACTTTTTATTGGTTGCAACTATCAGAGAAGCAACCTCTTTAAGACCTTTTCTTATTTCATCAGCCATAACTTATTCCTTATTTCTTTTTTGTCATTGCTTGAGCGCCAAAGAATGCTGCGACGATACCAGCAACCGCAATGAAGTATACTCCCGCCATATCACCAAGAATCTTTGCTGCTTG